ACGCTTTTAATTTTGTAGTTAAAGAGTTGCACCGGGTATTGTGGTCAGGTAGGAATGTTGCTGTACATTGTATGGACTTGCCTATACAAAAGGGCAAAGAGGGCTATATCGGTTTAAGGGATTTTAGCGGTTTAATTTTACAAGCATTCACTGAAGCGGGTTTTATTTATCATTCAAGGGTTACAATTTGGAAAGACCCTGTTGTTGAAATGCAACGTACAAAGGCTTTAGGTTTGTTACATAAACAGGTTAAAAAAGATGCTGCAATGAGCCGAGTTGGCATACCTGATTATCTTATGGTATTTCGTAAGCCGGGCGAACATACACACCCTGTAAACTGTAACATACCTGTTGACCTTTGGCAGAAATATGCAAGCCCAGTATGGTATGATATTGACTATGGCGATACATTAAACGCAAGGTCAGGGCGTGATGAACGTGATGAAAAGCATATTTGCCCTTTGCAGTTGCAAACTATTGAACGTGCTATACACCTATGGACAAACAAAGGCGATACTGTTTTAACTCCTTTTATGGGTATAGGTAGCGAAGTTTATAAGGCTTTAGAAATGGGAAGAAAGGGTATCGGTTTTGAATTAAAAACAAGCTACTTTGATGCTGCTGTTCAAAACATAAAAAATGTAGAATTGCAGAAAAATCAATTATCTATCTTTTAATTATGGCTAAAGACCCTGCATTTTTATTTTACCCTGGGGATTACTTACGAGATACCCAATGCTTATCAGAGGCATGTCAGGTTGCATATGACCGTATCATGTGTGAACATATGAGAAACATATGTATTACACAAGAGCAACTAAACTTCTTCACAAAGCGGTTAACAGCCGAAGAAAAAGCGGAGTTGATATTCATTCTTAAAAAAATGCCCGGTGGGTTTCAGATTGAGTGGGTAGCTGAAAGCATTGTTAAACGTAAGGAATATAGCAATAGTCGTTCTAAAAATAGAACATCTAAACCTAAAAAAGATATGTTAACATATGTTTCACATATGGAAAATGAAAATGAAATTGTAAATGAAAGTATAGTTGTAGTTAATAATGTAAACGCAAAATTTAAAAAAATGCTTTTAGAAAGTGAAAGCGTTATTGGTTCGGTTTGCTTTGCTCTTAAAATATCAAATGCTGATGCTGAACATTTGCGTGATATATTTACAATGCAAGCCGAAGCAACCAATGAGCATCACAACAACTACTCCGATTACTCAAAGCACTTTATTAACTGGGCTAAACTTAACAAGGGTTTACTAACAGAAAAGAAAAGCAAAACAGCAACCACAATAACAGTAGCAGAACGCATACGCAAAAACTTAGAAAATGAACAATAGCCAATTAAGCGTAATAACGCAAGACCGTTATAAGCTAATGCAAACACCGGCAGAGCAAAAGATGTTATTGCTGATGGATAGTGCCAAAGCCATACACACCGATTTAACAGCCTATGGTGATTTGGTTTCTATCTTACACCATTACACCTACGGTAAAGTAACTGAAGAACAAGAACAAGATTTAACAGTTCAAGCCCGTGATTTAAAAGAGGAGATTAAAAAGCATTTCCCTTCAATCAGTTTTGAAGAGGTTAAGATTGCGCTTAATAACACGATACGGAAAGTGTACGGGGACTTTTACGGGCTAAACATAGTTACATACCACAATGGCATAAAAAGCTATTTAAACGCAGCCGAAACGCTAAACACAAAAAAAGCAGTATTGGCACGGTTAAACCCACCTATTGTTATTGAACTTACCCCCGAAGAAAAAGAAGCCATAAGCCAATCGGGTTTTGAAAGAATAAAAGCCAAAGTGTTAGGGGGTGAAAGCATAGTTGATGACATGGGGGCAATAGGCTGTTACAACTGGATAAAGAAAAAAGGAACGCTTAACGGAGTAATGAGTGAAGAAGAACGGGAAGCAATAAAAAAACGTGCTACTGATTTGTTACACGCTGAATATACCGCTAAGGCTAACACGCTAAACAAAGACGTAAGGCGTGAGGCATTAAAGAAAGCCCAGGACTTAACATCTGGCTTATTAGAAAACGATTTAACATCTCTCTGCAAAAAACTTGCATTGGAGTCATTAATAAAACAAGGTAAGATATGATATACCGATACCCAAATTGTAAAAAGAAATATAGGTTGGTAGAAGTTAGCGGTTTTATATATCGCTTTGCTTGTGGGGATTGGTGTACTGATAGCGTTTTTGCCGACCTGATAAATGTTGAAACTGGCATAGCCAACTGGAAACAAACAACTTTATTTTAACCCCCTAACCCCCAAGCGTTTAAGCAAAAAGCGAAAATAATGTTTGGAGGTGTAATAATTTTAGATAACTTTGGGCTATAAATAATAAAGCTATGAGCAAAGAAAACGTAAAGATTGACAGTAACTTGTTAACCCAAATAAAGGAACGCAAGAAAGCAACCGGCATAACCATAACCGCCTTTGTTGAGCAAGCCATAACCGACAAACTTAAAACCAAGTAACAACACTAACAATGGAAAGTAAACACACCAAAGGAATTTGGAAATTATGGGGAACATCAATTTATGCTGACCAAGACGGCACTAGCAATTTAGACACGGCTGTTTTTATAGCGGATGTTCCTCAAGAGGTAGACGGAAAATTAAGAACACATAACGCTGAATTTATAGTAACCGCCTGTAATAACTACCAAGCCCTTAAAGAGGAAAACACCTTGTTAAAAGAAGTAAACGAAGCCCAGATATTTACTATTGAAAAGTATCAAAAGGAGAATAAAAGTTTAACCACCCAGTTAGCAAAAGCCAATTCCGATAAGGAGAGGTTAGGGAAAATACTAAAAGAGCATTTAGCAGAAATAGAAAGCAGTATGAAATTGCTAAAAGACTATGAGGGAAATGAAGTAATGAATAGCCTATCAAAATTAAATGTTGGCTATGAAGATAAAGCAAACCAAATAGAACAAACCCTGCAAGATTGCGGAATAACCCTTTAAAACAAACACCATGACACTACCGAAGAATAAGCACTATCAGTTATCTCTAATAAGCATGTGAAAATTTAAGCCGCCAACGGTACCCTCCCCGTTCTTTAGCCCGAGGCGGCTTATTAAAAACCAATCAACCAATGACAAAGAAAGTAACAATTGAAATTACCGAAGACGGCTGGCAAACCACGTTAGAACTTAACGGTAAAACATATACAGAAAAACATAAGCGTAATAGTACAGGAGCTGAATCAGTTAAGGGAAACCTATCAGAAGAATCTGATTTAACAGAAGAAATAATAGATGCTGTTACAGGTGGCTTTAAAGAGTATGAAATTATGCGCGCACTATATAATGATAACTAACCCATGCGACTAATTACCCTCCACCATAACCACGAGGTACGCATGTACTGCAAAACCTTAAACCCACATTAAATGACTAACTTAACAGAACAGGACTTAAAGCGAATAGAAACCATTGAGGGCTATTTGCGCCAATTAGATATATGCAACCCAGAGTATTCATTGCCACAATTTAAACCCTATCAGCCTATTGATACAACAGAGGGTGAGCAAGAACAGGGCAAAGAGCAAGCACCAATTGAAACAGATCAGAGGTGGAAAGTTGAGGTTGTGCGTACAATTACAGACGATTGTGGTATTTACATAACAAGAAACATACCGTTGCGAAAACTTAAAGCAGAAGAAATAGCCGAAGCCATCAAGCAATACCTAAGTATTAACCAGTTTTAAACAAAGCATAAACAACATGGCACTAATAAGATGGATACTATCATTATTTAAAAATAAGGCAAATGAGCCTACTGCTATATGCAAAAAGCCAATTTATAAGGCTAATGAATGTTGCGCTAAATACGGTGAAGATTGCTGTATGTTTAATCAAATAAACCAATAAAGATAGAAGAAATGACAGCATACAACACACATAAATTAACATCGGTAAAAGGTTTAATGGACGGTAACCTTGTTTACAATCGACACGGTGAAGTGATAGCATACGACTGGCTAATGCATAAGAATTTTAGTCAACCTAAAATGGATAATGATTATGGGCTTTATGCTATCCCTCTCACAGAAGAACGTTTGATTGAGTTGGGCGCAAAGACCTTGTCTCATAAAAAGATATTAAACTATCATATTATTGACTTAGGCAGAAATAGAATACTATCGGTAAGTGTTCAAGTAGGCAATACCTGCGCTTGGTTATGCGAGGTAAACCCGACAGACCCAAAAGAAATAACAGACTTAGTATGTGTATTTAACCAAGATTATGATGGGGAGCTATTTGTGCATACTATTCAAAATATATACCACTCAATCACAGGAACTAACATAGAAACAGCAAAAGACAAAGCAGCGGAGTTAGTAAAGAAATACAGACCGCTATGCAAAATATCCGGTGGAACAGGTGATAGCATACCCGCAGCTAAAGAAGCATCCCTAATAGCGGTTGATGAGATATTAAATGCTAACCAAATATGGTATGCAGATAGCGTTCCATCTAAATATTGGCAAGAAGTAAAAAACGAACTTAACCAACTTTAACAAATAAGGAGATGAAAGCGTTATTACTTAAAAAAGAATCTAAGATTGTATCTAAATTAATATACGAAAGAATACGGGACTATGATATGGATATTAAATCCACAATAGAACGTATTGAAAGTGGGATTTATGATAAAGACTTGAATAAAAAACACCTGATATCAACGCAAAAGAAAAGAAATGACTTAGTTAATATTTACCAAAAGTTTTAACAACACCAACAAAGTTTAACAATGCAACCGCACATAGTAAACTACCATAAAGCGTTAGGATTAGACTTAGGCACTTGGATAGCTTGCGAGGTGTGTAACGCTACATCAGTTGACATACACCACATAATACCCCGTTCAAAGTTTGGCAGCAAAAGAAAGGCAGAACAAGACCACGCCAACAACCTGGTTGCACTTTGCCGGGCATGTCATAACTTAGCGCACGATAATGTAATTACCAAAGAACAACTGAAAATTATTGTAAGTAAACGATGAAGTTAGGAGTAGTATACAACATATTTGACGGACTTGAAAACCTAAAAGAAAGCATTGCCAGTATTCAACCATTCGCACACCAAATAGAATTAGTCTATGGTAAATATGAAGACCACAAAGGCGAAATGGCAAAAAGGCAACAAGGTATTGATAGGCTTATTGGCTGCACCCATGTACTGCTAATGGATTGCGATGAGGTTTACAAACCTGAAGAGATTGATAGGGCTATTTATTTTATCAACCGAAACAACATACAAGCCACCGCTTGTCAAATGCAAACCTACTACAAGTATAAAACGGTAAAGTTTGCCACGCCCGAAACATATTACATTCCATTTATTCAAACAATAGGCAACCTAAAACTAAACGCCTGGGATATAAGAGTTGACCCGACACGGGCAATCCCAGCAAAGAACATTCACATCTTCAAAAGAGAAGAGATTGAAGCCCACCATTACAGCCACGTCAGGGATAGTGTAGAAAGCTACCGTGAAAAGCTGATTCATAGCAACGCAAACCGAAATTATAAAGACAGAATTGAAGATATATTAAAAGATTGGGCTAACTTTGAGCCTGAAACACACGACTTTACCAAGCCCGTTCACATACCGGGAAAAGGAATTAGAAAAGAAATGTTAACTTTGGTATAAATATCGTTATGGCAAAAACAACAAGAGACGGAAATGCATTAGAACACGATAAGAGAGAGATATTTGCTTTGGAGTATTGTGTTAGCTTAAATGGTACGCAAGCGGCTATAAGGGCAGGATATGCGCAAAATAGCGCACATGTTGAAGCAAGTAGATTGCTAAGAGATGCTAAGGTGCTTACGCGCGTGTGTGAGTTAATGAAAGAAAGAGCCGAAAGTTTAAAGATTGATGCAGGTTTTGTTTTAAAGTCTTTGTTAGAAGTTTATGGTAGGTGTATGGAAAATACGCCTGTTATGGTTTGGGATGGAGAGCAAAAGGCAATGGTACACGAAATAAACGAAAATGGTATTGGCGTGTATAAGTTTGATAGTGCTGGGGCTTTAAAGGCTTTGGAAATGATTGGCAAGCACTTAAAAATGTTTACTGATAAATCAGAGATAACCGGTGCTGATGGTAACGAGTTAACTATTCGGATAGTTCGCCCAAATGAAGCTCAATAGCACAATAGTATTTGAACAAACCCTATCAGCCAACACCCGACTCATAGTACATCAGGGCGGTGCAAGGTCAAGCAAAACCTATTCCATTATTCAGTACATATTGTATAAAGCAATCAACACCAAAGGTTTAAAGATAACCATTGCAAGGTCGGCTTTAACTAATCTAAAAGATACAGCCTACAAAGACTTTATAGACGTTATCAGTCAGGCAGGGATAGCTAACCGCTTTAATGTACACCTTAGCAGCTTAACCTACACATTAAAGGATAGCGGCAGCGAAATACAATTTATTGGCTTAGATGACCCGCTAAAGTTACACGGGCGTAAACAGGATATATTTTGGTTTAATGAAGCCAACTATTGTACTTATGAAGATTTTAAGCAAGTAACAAGCCGTACCGCCGGGCAAATACTTATGGACTTTAACCCGTCTGACCTTTACCATTGGATATACGATAAGATACTAACTCGTGAGGATTGCACCCTGATTAAGTCTACCTATTTAGACAATCCGTTTTTACCTAAAGAAATAGTTGCCGAAATTGAAGCAGCCCGTGAAGCCGACCCTGATTGGTTTAAGGTTTACGGAATGGGAGAGCGTGCCAGTAGCAAGGACTTAATATACCCACGTTACGAATATTACCACGAAGAGCCTGATGGTTGCAGGGTAATGTATGGCTTAGATTTTGGCTATAATCACCCTACGGCACTCGTTAAGTGTTCCTACCGTGATGGTGAGATATACGCCCGTGAGTTACTTTACCAATCGCACCTAACAACACCCGAATTAATAAACGAATTAGCAGCCGTAGTTGATAAACGTGCCGAAATATATGCCGATGGTGCAAGACCCGAAATAATAGCCGACATTCGCAAAGCCGGGTACAACATTAAGGCTGCAACAAAAGAAGTAAAGCACGGGATTGACAAGGTAAAAAGCCAAAAGCTATTTGTAAATGGGGAGAACTTGGTAAAAGAAATACAGAACTACAAATGGAAACGTCATAACGCTACTGATACTGTATTAGAAGAGCCTGTAAAGGCTAAAGACGATGCTTGCTTTATTGCATCTACACTAATATATACCAACAAAGGAAATAAGCCTATATCAGAAATTAAAGTTGGTGATATGGTATTAACAAGAAAAGGATATAAAAAGGTGTTAAACGTATTTAATAACGGAGAGAAACAAGTTAATAAGTATTTGATGCAATGCGGTACGTTTTCTGTAAATTTGTGTGCTACTAAAAATCATTTAATCAGCACCGATACAGAATGGACACAGATTTCACAATTAAAACAGGGGCAGACAATTTGCCATATCAAACCTTTAACGGAAAAAGATATAAACTCTATCCGGGCAGAAGATACTTTATGCAGCATAAACACCATATGCACCACAAAGTTTGGGAATACTACAATGGCAAACGACCAAAAGGGTATCATGTTCACCATGTTAACGGTAATTCTTGGGATAATAGAATTGATAATCTTAATCTTATCGAAGCTAAAAAACATCTTTCAGAGCATGGTAAGCAAAAGTTTATCAATAATCCTGACTGGGCTAAAGAATTTCACGCAAAAGGAATTGAAGCCTCAAAAGAGTGGCATAAAACAAAAGACGGTATTGAATGGCATAGGCAACACGCTACTAAACTTTGGGAGAATGTTCCATTTAAAACTTTGTCATGCGAAGTATGCGGAAAAGAATACCAAACAAGAAACAGAGGAATATCAAAATACTGCAATCAAAACTGCAAAGCTGTTGCATTTAGACGTAGGCGTAGCTTGGAACGAAATAGTATATGATTTAGAAGTTGAAGATTGCCATGAATACTTTGCAAACGGGGTATTAGTTCATAATTGCGATGCCATGCGCTACGGTTGCTACCATTTAGTCAGCAAACCGCTAACAAGGCAGCGTGTTCAATTAGTGGCAGGTAGGTAAATCTTACATCTAACTTTATACTTGGTATAGTAAAACACGGGTAAAACACGGCATTTTTAGCAAAAAACATATAAAATCTTACATGGCAGCACGAATAATAATAAGCAAGAATGGTACGCAATACCAAATAACCTATAAAAGCGGGTCGGGTATGGATATGCAAACCAATAAACTGTATAGCAGTAAGTCGTTGGCTTACCGGGCTATTTCAGGGTTTATCCTTTCAATCTATTCTTTAGGAGGTGTTGAGGTTAAGAAGTGCAAAAGGTTTAAGCAAACCAATGTTATACGTTTTGAACTGAACGGGGCAAAGCACCTGATACAAGTAACTGATAAGTGCATTGAACGACAAAGCCCCGCAATGAGCAGGGCAAAGTCTAACCAATCAAACACTATGAAGCGGTAATATTAACTAAAATATTTTATATTTGCAACATGCTAAAGCTAAAGATTGACAATAAAGATTATCAGTTACCATTAGACTGGGAAGAGTTAAGCCTTAAAAGCTATTCAGCCTTACGCAAACTACCTGATACAGCCGATGCAGTTACGGTGGCAGCTTGCTTGTTAGGTATTGATGTTGATACCCTTAACAATGCCGACTTAGCTAACTTTCACCTAACCATTGGTGTTAACTTAGGTTGGTTAAGCCGATTGCCAAAGTTTGAAAAACCCGAAGCGGTTGATTATAAAGACAAGGTATTAAACATACCGGCAGGGTTTGAATCTTTAAAGTTCGGGCAAAAGATAGAATTTCAGCAACTTGCGATTACAAATACGTCAGGGGTAGAAGTCAACCCCGATTGCTATGCACGATTACTGGCAATAACTTTTTGTGTTGAAGCCTTTGGCAGTTATTCGGATAAGGGAGTTGATGAGTTAGAACAATGGTTTAATGACTATCCTATAACCTCCGCAAAGCCCTTAATTGATTTTTTTTTGAACGGCTTGCTAAAGTCATCCAACGTGAAGCCGACTATCTCGGCAGCAAGCCAAAACCAGAAGAGGTTGCAGCAGGTGTTGAACGGTTTAAAAAATATGGTTCGTACCCGCAAATCCGTACAATCATGAAAGCGCATGGGTTAACATCAGAGCAAGTACAAGACCTGGAGTATTCCGATGCCTTTACTATATTAAGGTATGAGAAAGAAGTAAGCGACTACACCGAAAAACTACAAAAGATATATGCAAGCCGTTGATATAGTAACCGTATTAAGTGAGATAGTAGGCTCTATTGGTGCAAGCCCCGCATTGGTGTTAACGCACGGCACAAGGTATGAGCAAAACAAAGACGGGGATAACGCCACGTTTCCAAAGGTTTATTTAGATGAGCCGTTACGTTCTCGTGAAACCATAGCAAGTATGGGTAATTCAACAGTTGTTTACCCGGTGGTTATGTTCTTTGCCGACAAAGCCAATTTAGATGCCACACCTGCACAACAAAGGGTTACTATTTTAGAGATGCGTACCTATGCAAAGGAGTTTATTGTTAGGCTGCAAAGTGCTGAAGATGCTAACGGTAAAAAATACTTTAATGTGTCAACGGGTACAAGCTACACCTTAACCGATGTGGTTAACCTTAACTACGATGTTGGTTTAACTGGAGTGTTATTAGAGATTGACTTGCCTATTGTTAACGGTGGCGCTATATGTATAGTATAAAAGAAATAATAATTGAACAATTAGAGTTGGCAAAAATGAACATTGCTAACAATATGGTTGTTCAAAACCGTAGAGCATCAGGTCGGTCAATTGCCGAAATGAAGATACAAGCCGATGACACCAAAGGCGTATTAATTGACGGGGCGGGTTATTTGTTTGCAAGCGAGTATGGCAGCAGACCAAGTCAAAAGACCACACGCCCACCTAAAGCAATGGTTGACAGTATTGAACGGTGGACTTTGATTAAAGGCATAACAGCCGCCAACGGCAATCAAAGGTCATTGGCCTATGCCATATCAACCAAGCTATTAAAAGAGGGTAACGTATTATACAGGTCGGGCAAAAATAGCGGGGTAATAACTGAAGCGGTTAATCAGGAATGGTTAAACGAAACAGCCGCTAAGTTTGGGGACTATTATGTATCTTTGATTAAAAGTGAAGTGATAAGAAACACAACAGCAACAGTAATATAATGGCAATAGCAATTTTAGAACGTCCACAAGCAACCGAGCCTAACACGGGGGATATAAGTTACTGGACGGCTTGTTATAATTATGTACGCTTTATCTTTCAAAGGCAAGACAGGGTGTTTGCAACCGTAACCGATGTTAGCGGTTTTGCCCGTTTTAACTTTAGCGCACCTCCACCATCAGGCGTAACAACTAACACTCCTATATATATTCAATCTTCAAACGGCACTACTTATAATGCAACGGGTACGGTAACGGCTGTATCAGGTAACAACATAACAACCGATATTCCCTATGTTAGTTCAACATCAGGGTTTGGCATATACCCTACCATTATAAAAGATTGGCGAGTTGAAGTAATTATTGACAAATGGAACGGCTCGGCTTATGTACCTATCAACGGGCAAAGTGTTAGTTCAACTACACCTATGGCTAAGTTTCAAAACTTACCTAACGGAAGTGTTGTTGCTCAAATAGAAGAGTACCTAAAAGGGGAGTTAAGCAATGACTACAGCTATTCAAATAGTGCGCTTAACCAATTAGACACAGGGGGTAGCTTGCGTTACAGGGTGCGTTACCGTGAAAACTATTACGGTTTAAGTGCTGGTGCTTACGATGTTGTTTCCGATAATGACGATGTTGATATTGCTTTCTTTGCCACTAATTCAGCTTTACAGCTAAAGGCTACCTTAGCCCCTAACATGGCTCAATACTTAATGATTGACGATGCTGATGCTGATGGTTTATATATGAGTGGGTTTGAAGAGCCAAGTATATGGTTTAACCGCTTCACACGTTCAGGCTATCCGTTTGATTTAGCGTTCTGTTTTAATTTAGGCGATACGCTAACAGCTATCCAACTATGGTATGATGAAAACAAGGTATTTATTGAAGCTACTTCATTAGGCACGTTGGTTGACTATAACGGACAAGTAAGTAGAATTGGAGTAAACAGAGGAACGGTAACAAGTAATCCTTATTCATATACAGCCGTTCAAATACGTCAAAGTGTATTTCCTTTTGCTGCGGTTGGTGAACTTAAATACATAAGGCTTAGGGAAACTTGCCCAGGCACTATGTTAGTTTGGAAAAATCAATTAGGCGGTTGGGATTACTGGTTATTTAATGAGCGTGAGATAGAAGTGCAAACGACCTCAAGCGGTCAGGTGTATGAGCCTTACATAGAAGATATGGCAACAGCCGATGCCAAAGCGGTACTACTTAGCAAAGCATCAGGCAACAGCATAACATTAACGGCAAGCAAGTTAGATGAAAACGATGTAAGGGGGCTAATGGGATTGCCTAAGTCAATAGCTGTTTTTGTTATTGATGAGAACGGGGCGGTGCAATATAGAACTAATGTTAATGCGGGAACTTTTAACGTATTTAATAACAAGCGTAAGACGTACGATGTTATCTTTACAATCAGTAAACCAACCGACTACATACAAAGTGAATAAACTTATGATAAGAATAATAACATTGATAGCAATTGCCTTGCTTATGGTTGTTACCGCCAAAGCGCAAGTGTTTAATGGCAGCTTTGAGATTGCCAGTTGCCCCACATTAATAGCACAAAGCCCTGATGGTTGGCAAAATGTAAGGTGTGATATTGATTTGATTAGCGGGTGCGTGCCAAGCGGTCAAACTGACTATTCAAATGT